ACAACAGTAAATCCCGCGACACCGCAGGCCCCCCCGTGGCCGTTTATCCACAGGCTGTGCATAAGTTATACACAAGTTATCCACAGGCCCCATAAGTTATCCACAGGCCACACAAGTTATCCACAGGCAAACACAAGGCTTGACAGGGCAGGTGTGAGTATGCTAGTGGATACCTATAGACCACACTTGTACCACACTAGCAACCACAGCGCAAGGTATTTATTTGCCTACAAAAGGTTGACAATGGTTGTCATCTGTAGTACTCGCGCGCACCCGCTCCTTATATCTATGCTGTAGAAATTAATTACATCAATATGCAAATTAGTTGTTGACATCAGTTACCGCAGGTTTTAAGATACGCGCATCAAACAAACAAACAGGTATACAACATGGTCAAGTTCATAGCAAAGCGCGAAGTTCAAAACATACTAAAGCAACTGCGACAGGGTGGCTTTGAGGTCGAAGGCAAAGCAGGCTGGTATAAAGCATTCGACGGAGACACTCAGGTATTCACGGCAATGCCACACAGCAACGGGCCATCCATGTGCACATTAAACGAGGAATATTTCGGTAAATAGTTGTTGTTATTGCTGGCCGTTGTGATACCATAGCGGTCAGTTATAAAATAATTAATTAAACCAATGAGGTAATACAGATGAAAATTAAACAAATAGCTAGTAACATGACAGTGTTAGACATGGGCTTTGCACAGGTATTCTTTAGCTATGAAACGCCAGTGGCTGCGTGTCTGACTGATGGCACATTAGTGCGCACAGATGAGCGATACAGCGTCACCACTACCAAGCATATAAACAAGTGGCTCAATGGCTGCGAGGCCCTTACAGTGCCGCAAGAGCGTATTGATTGCCTGTTGACTTCAACCAGTGAATGCGACCCAGACTATGACGAGGTGGCGTGATGTATCGGGTTTATTATTATGTGTTTGATTACAGTAACTATTATGAGACAATGGCAGGGGCGCATGCAGCAGGTCGCGCCTCTGGGTTCACTGAGTACACTATTACGAGGGTAAAATAATGAATAAGCAATTGAGAGAGTTCTATCTAGACTGGGTGAATAATTACCTGACAGTCGAAACCATGGCGGAGCATCACGGGCTAGACGTATCACACGCACGCGCCCTGATAGACATAGGTAGAGACGCGCATCAGCAATATATAGATGAGGTGACAGAATGTTAAACAATTACAAAGGAAACAGCGCACTGCTTAAGAAACAGAAACAGGAACGAATCGAGCAATACATTGCGGATGGTGTGGTTTATCTGTCACTGTCTTTGGGTGTCGTCGCCATGTTTACGTTCCTCAATTGGGCTATGATTGCGAGGTATGGCGCATGACTAGCACAGTAATCAGGTTCTCAATAGGTTTTGCATTAGGGTATGCAATAGCGTACACTATTACATCAATTATAAACTAGAGGTATACACAATGGAATCACACGGCGACGAACATTTGACATGGGACGACGAGCCAATCCACTTGGAGCAATGGGAGATTGACGAGGCACTCGCAGATTATAAATACAAACAACAGGTAGAGGTATGACATGAACAATCTGGAACAGTTGGAGATGCGGGTAGTGCTATGGCACAGAGACCGCAATTTGATAGAGGGCAGTACAGACGCTGCACAGCACACCAAGCTAGTCGAAGAGGTAAAAGAGCTGGAGACCAACATTCTGCTATCACAGCCGGTGATTGATGATATCGGGGACTGTTTGGTTGTGCTCATCAATATAGCGGAGCGCAACGGGTTGAGCCTGTTTGATTGTCTTAGCCATGCTTATGAGGACATAAAAGACCGAAAGGGTAAAATGGTAGACGGTGTATTCGTTAAAGAGAGGATAGACGAGAGCCTGCCTCTAAGCGCCACAGCGGACGAATACTTGCGAGGCTTTGGGATAGGGTCAGGAGAGGCCCTAGAGTCTCTTACAAGCTACGAGAAAGGCCTAAGAGCAGGTCTATTACATAGGCACGGAGGTAGGTTATGAGTTGGATATTATGGGGAAAGCATCTGTCTATAGAGTGGCGCACAGGTACAGGCATTGATATAGAATTTTGTGATTCAATGGCTGTCTGGACATACAACGCCTTTACAGGGGAAACGGAGGCCATGCCCTTCATGGGTTGTATCATACGGCTGCCCTGTGTTATAATTAGCTACGGTAATCCATACACATTTACAGAGGACGATAGCGAATGAGTAAAATTAAAGAGTGGATTGGTTATGACTATAAACCCATTGAGGACGCAGTGCCTTACATGATTCAGGAGCTAGTTGACCATGAAATGTACACTATGACACTAGATGAGGCAAAACAGAGGGTAGAGGACAGCGTTAGGGCCTATTATCACTCTCAGAGTGTCGATCTGGTTATTTATGAACATAAAAAGGTATTTAGCAATGAGTAGATGCAAAGCCTGCGACCAAATAATGACGGAATACGAGATGAAAAAGAAAGACCCTGTAAATGTCAACCTTTTTCTTGACCTTTGTGGCACTTGTTCACAGTACTCAAACGATGCATTATTCGATGGAGATGGGGATACTGGTAAATTAGATGCAGATAGTCTTGACAGTTTAGTAAATATCGCTTATAATACTTAAGTAAGCAAAGGAATAGTTTTAGAATAATCATTAAAGTTAAACACTAAAGGGTACTTAAGTACCCAAAACCAACCTAAAAGGTAATTGTTATGGCAGTAGTAGAAGGTAAGTTAGCATTTGAGAACCTAGACACTCACGAGATGTATCAGGGCCAGTCAACTGGTAAGTATTCAGTGGTGATTAGTCTATCTGATTCAGTAGCTGATGATTTAGCCGCTAAGGGTGTCAAAATGCGAGAGTATGAAGGCACAAAACAACGTAAGTTTAGCACTAAGTACGATGTGCCTGTGGTGGATATTGATGGTCAGCCCTTTATGGGTCGTATAGGTAGAGGTTCAACTGTCAGGCTGTTGTGGGCTGAAGGTCAGCCACATCCAGTCCACGGTACGTCCACCTACCTAAACAAGATCAAGGTATTGGAAGTAGCAGAGCAGGAAGAAGGCGAGGACTTTTAATGGCAGCGGAGTCCACATTTGTCCAACATGAGGCATGTCCATCATGTCACTCAAAGGATAACTTGGCTAGGTACTCCGATGGACACGCCGTCTGTTTCTCAGGCGGCTGTTCACATTATGAGAAAGGAGACGGCACGGTTACTAAGATTTACACACGACCAGCGAGGTCATTAGAAATGACAGGTGTAGTAGCAGCGATACCCGACAGGCGTATTAACCAAGACACAGCCAAGCGTTACGGTGTTACGGTAGAGTACAGCACTGATGGGGCAATATCCAAACACCACTACCCGTATTACGACAAAGACACGGGAAACACCACAGGCACTAAGGTGCGGATTGTAGCCAATAAATCATTCTACGCAACAGGAGGTTTCGATAATGCAGGGTTGTTCGGCCAGCAGGCTTTCAAGAGCGGCGGTAAGTACATCACGATCACAGAAGGCGAGACGGACGCAATGGCTGTCAACGAAATGTTCGACGGCAAATGGCCCGCAGTCAGCATTAGATCCGGTGCAGCCGGAGCAGCCAAAGACATCAAAGCCAACCTCGAATGGCTAGAGACCTTTGATAATGTCGTCATCTGTTTTGACAATGACAAAGCGGGTCAGGAAGCAGCACGGTCAGTACTAGACCTATTCACACCTAACAAAGCTAAGAACGTCACACTGCCCATGAAGGATGCAGGAGATATGCTTAAGGCTCGCAAGGTAGCGGACTTTGTTAAGGAGTGGTGGAACGCTAAGCCATACCGACCAGACGGTATCATTGCAGGTGACGAGACATGGGAAGCAATTATAAAGCAGTCCGATGTCAAGTCCATTGAGTACCCTTGGTCATGTCTTAACGAATACACACACGGCTTTAGACGGCAGGAGCTAGTGACTATCACATCGGGCTCAGGCATGGGCAAGTCACAGATTGTCAGAGAGCTAGAGCATTACCTGTTAGGCGCTACGGAAGATAACATCGGCATCCTAGCACTAGAGGAAGACATACCCAAGACTGCTTTAGGTATCATGTCAATCGAGGCCAACAAGCAGCTACACCTTGACAAGACAGTCACGGAAGATGAGAAGCGGGGCTATTGGGAACGTACTCTAGGCTCAGGCCGTATCTTTATGTTCGATCATTGGGGCAGTACTAGCGAAGACAACCTGCTAGGACGCATCAGGTACATGGCTAAAGGATTGGACTGCAAGTGGATCATATTAGACCACCTCAGCATTGTAGTATCGGATCAGGATAACGGCGACGAGCGTAAAGCCATCGACAGTATTATGACCAACCTACGTAAGCTGGTGCAGGAAACTGGAGTTGGATTATTCTTAGTGTCACACCTACGCCGACCATCAGGTCAGAAGGCGCACGAGGATGGTGGTAAGATTAGTTTAGGAGAGCTTAGAGGGTCAGCAGCTATCGCACAGCTTAGTGATATAGTTATTGGTTTAGAACGTGATCAGCAGCATCCAGATCCAGAAGTACGCAACACGACTTGTGTCAGAGTCTTGAAGAACCGTTTTGTCGGTTTGACGGGGCCAGCCTGTTACCTGTATTACGATAAAGAGTCCGGTAGGATGATTGAGACTGCCTGCCCTATATCGGAAGACAGCAACGCGGAGTTTTAAATGCGGGAAATAGTATTTGACATT